GATTTTGACGATTTCCTGAGTTCACCCCTTGTAATAAAACACGGCTGAAGACATGGGCACATTTTACCAATCACTGCGGCGGTTCTTTGGCAATGTCGGATCGACAGGGCAGCAAGAAGGCATCCAGTATGGAGAGCCATTCACCCGTGTTTACGACAACAACAAAGACTATGGCATAGACGGTGCGCTGCAAGTCAGCGCGGTTTGGGCTGCTGTTGAACTGCTGACCGACAACATCGCATCTTTGCCCCTGTTTGTTTACAAGCGTGCCAGTGATGTTCAAGGCAACAAGACACTGGCCAGAGACACACAGCTTTGGACTCTGCTGCACGAAAACCCGAATCGTCGGCACACTCCCATGGAGTTCTGGCAGTTCTCGACCATGAATTACCTGCTGCGCGGCAATGCCTATGCGCGGCTGGTGCGCAACGATGCAGGCGAAGTGATCGAGATGCTGCCATTGGCCGCAGATCAAATGGAAATCGACGTTTTGCCTGATCGGTCACTGGTTTACAAATACAGCTATGAGGGCAAGATTGTTCATTATGCTGAATCAAGCATTTGGCACTGGCGTGATAAAGGCAATGGTGTCATCGGCATGTCGCGCCTTGATTACATGCGCAATTCTGTCGGCGTGGCTATCGACGCACAAAACCACTCATCCAATGTTTTCCGCAAGTCTGCCAAGCGCCCTGGCGTGTTCATGATCGACAAGGTTCTGAAAGAAGAGCAGCGCGAGGCCATCCGCAAGAATTATCGAGGTCTGGTCGAGGGCAACGACGATGACCTGCTGGTGCTGGAGGCTGGCGCAAAGTTTGAGCCATTGAGCATGTCGCCTGCTGACCTGCAACTGCTGGACACCCGAAAATTCTCTGTGGAAGACATCGCCCGGTGGTTTGGCATTTCCTCTGTGCTGATTAACGACACGGCCAAGACCACCACATTTGGCACGGGTATCAGCCAACTGATCGAGGGCTTCTACAAGTTCAAACTGCGGCCAATGCTGGAAGGCTTGGAGCAGTCGCTTGAGCGCAGGGTTCTTACCCCAGTTCAGCGGCAGACTTACACTGTCGAATTCTCGCTCGATGCCATCTTGCGTGGCTCGATGATGGACAGGCTGGAGGCTGGATCGAAGGCTGTTCAGAATGGCTTGATGACCCGCAATGAGTATCGCCAGCTTGAGAATCTGCCTCGCATGGATGGCGCAGACGAATTGACAGCCCAGGTCAACCTCGCGCCTTTGGCAAGTCTTGGGGCATCGGCTGCTGCGCGGCCAATGGAATAAGCGATGCCAGTACCAACACAAGCCATGGTGGAAGAAGCAGAGCGCGGTCTTGCGTGGCGTGCTGAATATGGGCGTGGCGGCACGGAGGTGGGGGTCGCTCGGGCGCGTGATATTTCCAACCGAGTTGACCTAAGTAATGACACAATTGGCCGCATGGTGTCATATTTTGCGCGACATGAGGTGGACAAAGATGCGCAGGGCTTCAGACCCGGCGAAGATGGATACCCAAGCGCGGGTCGGATTGCGTGGGCTTTGTGGGGCGGTGACCCCGGCAAATCTTGGGCAGACAAGGAATGGTCGAAAATTCAGGGCAAAGGAGCCGAAAAAATGATGATGAAGAAAAACATCGTTCTCGATAACGTGGGCTTGAAATTTGCCAAGGGCGATGCAGGCGGGTTTAGCGGTTATGCCTCAGTCTTTGGTGGCGTGGACAGCTATAACGACACCATCATGCCCGGTGCATACAAAGGCGTGATCGAGCGCATCAAATCTGGTGCAGCCCGTATGCCAAAAATGTTTGTCAATCACAAATCTTTTGAATTGCCCGTGGGCAAATGGAAGTCGATTGACGAAGATGATGTTGGCCTGTTTATGTTTGGCGAACTGACACCCGGCATGGAAGACGCCCAGGCGGTCAAGGCAGCCATGCAGCATGGCACAATTGATGGCTTGAGCATTGGCTATGGCCTCAACCGCGATGATGTTGAGTATGCGGAAAAGGGTGACAGCACTGTCCGCATCATCAAAAACATCAGCGAACTGTATGAAATTTCGATTGTGACTTACCCAGCCGATGATTCGGCACGGGTTGATCTGTCCAGCGTCAAAAGCGTGCTGGATCAGGTCGAGTCCATCAAGGATTTTGAGGATTTTCTGCGCGAGGCAGGGGGTTTCTCAAAATCGCTGGCAACGGCTACGGCAAGCCGCGCCAAGCGACTTTTCTCTCAGAGTGAGTCTGAGAAATCAAAACTGCCTGATGAATTGCAGCGAATCATCGCTGCCAACCTCCAAAACTCTCGGACTCTTTAAAGGAAACTACCATGACCGATATTTCTGAAATCAAAGCCCTGGCTGAAACCCAAGGCACATTGCTGGCCACCACACGCGAACTCAAATCGTGGATGGAAAAAGCCAATGGTGAAATCGCTGCTGTCAAAAGCGTCGAAAACGAAACCAAATCCGCAATGGAAAAACTCGCAGCCAAGGCTGGTGAGTTGACCGACAAGTGCCTCGAACTTGAGCGCAAGATGACTGCTGGCAAGGAAGATGGCCAACAGGCTGCCCAATCTTTTGGTGAGCAGTTCGTCAAGAGCGAAGCATTCCAAGCTATGGCCCAAGGTCGCAGCAAGTTTGCCCGTATTGAGTTCAAGACTGCCATCATCAACGCCACAGGCCAAAACCAGCCTTTGGTCGCTGCTGATCGCATCCCCGGCATCATCGCCAACCCTGACCGTGTTCTGACCATTCGTGATGTTTTGCCAACTGGCCGCACATCCAGCAACTTGGTGGAGTACACAAAAGAAAACGTATTCACTAACAGCGCGGCTGCTCAGTATGTATCCCCAGCGCGTGAAAACGTTACTAAGCCTGAGTCCGGCATCACTTTCACTTTGGCATCTGCCCCAGTGGTGACCCTGGCCCACTTCATCCCCGTTTCGCGCCAAGTGCTCGACGATGCTCCACAGTTGCAAAGCTATGTGAACAGCCGTTTGACATTCGGTCTGAAGCTGGAAGAAGAAGACCAGTTGCTGAACGGTTCCGGCACAAGCGGCAACCTGTCCGGCATTTTGACCTCTGGCAACTTTGTGGCCTACAACCGCGCTGCAACAGGCGACACCCGTCTGGACACCATTCGCAAGGCCATCACTCAGGCTGCCCTGTCTGAGTACACAGCCGACACAGTGGTCATCAACCCAGCCGACTGGGAGCGCATGGAGTTGACAAAGGCCAGCGATGGTCAATACATCATGGCTAACCCCATGGACTTGGCTGGCCCCCGTATCTGGGGCAAGCGCGTGGTGGCTACCAACTCCATTGCATCCGGCACATTCTTGGTCGGCGCAATGAGCATGGGCGCTCAAATCTGGGATCGCATGGATGCTGCTGTGCAAATTTCTTACGAAGATGGCGACAACTTCAAGAAAAACATGGCAACCCTGCTGGCCGAAGAGCGTTTGGCTTTGACGGTCTACCGTCCAAGCGCCTTTGTTAAAGGCACATTCGCCTAATTGACAAAAGAGACACCCATGCCCTACCCGCTACGAAACGAGCCTGAAAACGAGTTTGTGGCGAGGTGCATGGGTGACTCTGAGTCAGTCCGAGATTTCCCGAACGCGCAGCAAAGGATCGCCTTTTGTTACAGCGTTTGGGAATCTGAAAACGAACAACCATCCCGCGAAGAAGGTGAAAATGGAAAAAGTTGAAGTGATGGCGACGAGCCACTTCACAGACACGCGCATTGGCGGCGTGTCGCGCAAGCAGCGTTTATTTATCCCTGCGCACATTGCTGAAGAGTTGCACAGCATTGGCCTGGTTGAATACCCAAACGCCCAAGCAACAGCCACAAAAAACCCACTGATCGCAGCACTGGCCGATGGTGGGGGCGTGTTGCCTGTATTGTTGCCAGTGGCCCAAGCCTTACCGCCGAAGATTGTGATTCAGTATCCTCAACAGGATGGCGCTTCATCGCAATCAATGACAGCTATCGAAGAGCCATGTTTGCCGATGTCCTGTATGCCTGCGACGAGCAATGGTGGCGAGTCCATGAAGAAAAAACGAGGGAGACCTTTAAAGGTGAACGATGGACACAAGACTACAGCGCATCCAAAAATTATGGACTGAACAGAATAGGCTCTGAAAACCTGCCTGGGCTTGGTCGGTATGACGTTATTCACCAAGGCGGGAATTCAGGCTATCAGGCCATCAATTTGGCTTATCTGTGGGGCGCACAGACAATCATTTTGTTGGGGCTGGATTGCAGCAAATCACCTGATGGGCAGGCTCATTGGTTCGGCCAGCATGGGCCAGGGCTTACTCAGCAACAGCCCTATGACATTTGGCAGGCAAGTTTCCCAGCACTTGCGCAAGACCTCAAAGACGAGGGCGTGCGTGTGATAAATTGCAGCAGACAAACAGCACTCACATGTTTTGAGCGCATGACACTGAAAGACGCGATCAATGAATATGCCACCAAATAGTGTGCGAGGCCGAATCCGCGAATACATCGAGCGCCATGCCGACAAGCTGGGCGAGGATGTGCTGGAGGTGGGTTCACGGATGACAATCCCGAATGCTTGGTGGATCATTAACCGCGATCTGGCAAAAGGCAAATGGCTGGGCATCGACATGCAAGAGGGGCCAGGGGTCGATCAGGTGGTGGACATCCACACGCCTCCAGCATCGTGGACAGGTCGGTTTTCTGGGGTGCTTTGCTCTGAGGTGCTAGAGCATGTGGCGCGGCCATGGGTTGCACTGCCAAGATTGCACTCAATCATTCAGCCAGGTGGCTGGATTGTGGTCACCACCTTGACCAGTTTCCCGATTCACGGGTTTCCCGATGATTATTATCGCTACACACCCAGCGGTCTAAAACTGCTGCTGGAGGATGCGGGTTTTAAGAATGTGGCCACAGAGAATGCTGGTCACATTGAAATCCAACTGAACGATCACGGTGAGGCAGGTTTCTGCACTCGCCAATTGCCGATGCACGTTTTTGGAGTTGCACAATGCTGACACTTTTAACCGCGACAGGTGGAAGACCCAAGGCATGGGCCATTTGCGAAAAACTGATGGCCGCACAGACCTACAAAGGGCAAGTGCGCTGGGTGATCGTTGATGATGGCCAAGATGAGCAGCCGATCAACTTTCAGCCCATCAATGGAATTTGGCATTTGGAGATTTACAGGCCAGAGCCATTTTGGACATCCGGCCAAAACACTCAAGCCCGAAATTTGCTGACAGGTTTGGCGGTTATCAACAGCGACGAGAATCTGGTCATCATTGAAGATGACGATTTTTATGCCCCTGATTGGCTGGAAACTGTCGAGGAAAAGCTAAAAAAGGCCGAACTTGTGGGCGAAACTCGCGCAAGATACTACAATGTGCAAACGAAAACAGGGCGCGAGATGCTGAACGAGTCGCACGCCAGCTTATGCGCTACGGCCATGAGGGGGCAGGCCATCGACACATTGCGCAGCGTTTGCAGACCGGGAATCCAGTTTATCGACCACATATTGTGGCAAGCCCATTCAAATCGTCACCTTTTTGATGGCCACAGGGTGGTTGGCATCAAGGGATTGCCAGGAAGACAGGGCATTGGCATGGGCCATGATAAAAAATTCAGCGGCACACGCGATAATGGTGGAAAATTGCTAGTTGAGTGGGTCGGCCAAGACGCGGCCAACTTATATCTTGGGGATCAAGTCAAATGGCCAAAACAGTCAGAAAATTGAAGGCGATTGGCTCTGTTGCCACAGAGCCTGTCAGTCTTGCAACGGCACGGCTGCATTTACGGCTGGACACGCTTGGATCACCACCAACGCACCCAGACGATGCACTGGTGACTGCTTTGATTACAGTCGCACGCGAGGCCGTGGAAAACTTCACCGAGTTGACCGTGGCAGTCAACACATTTCAAGTCAAGCTGGACTTTTTCGAGAATCTGACGATTGACCTTGGCACATATCCGGTGAACAGCATCACCAGCATCACCTATGTGGACACCAACGGCACGACACAGACCATCCCCTCTGGCGATTATGTGCTGGACACATTCAGCAAGCCTGCCCAGATCGTGCTGGCCTATGACAAGCAATGGCCCCCGGTCAGGAACCAGCCCAACGCGGCCACAGTGACATTCCAGGCAGGGTTCACTGGCAACACCAGCCCGGTCACGAATGTGATGCCCAAGGCGCTGATTCAGGCCATGCTGCTGACGATCACCGACCTGTACGAAAACAGAGGCGCGATTGGCAGCAAGCAGAATTACGAAATCCCCGTGATGGCGCAATACTTGATGGCCCCTTATCGCATCAACATGGGGCCATGACATGGACAAGATCGGGCGACTTGACAAGCGGGTAAGCATCCAGCGTCGATCATCGACAAAGGACGATTACGGCCAAGAGATTGATTCTTGGACAACCATCGCGCAGGTCTGGGCGCAGGTCAAGCCATTGGGCGGCAAAGAGCGTATGCGCAATACGGCCATGGTGGTTGAGTCGGTTTTGACTCACACAGTCACAGTCCGATACAGCGCGACCCTGATGCCACCACTTGAGGCGGATGCTTGGCGCATTCTTTATGGCAGCAGGTTTTTCAACATCAGCGCCAGCCGCGATGTGGATGAGGATCGCAGGTTCATCGAATTTGATTGCACCGAGGGCAGCATAAATGGCCAATGAATTCCAAGTTCAGGGCTTGAAAGAGTTGCACACAATGCTGCAACAGTTGCCCGTGCGCATCGAGAAAAATATTATGCGAGGTGCAATTCGTGCTGGGGCCAATGTTTACCGAGATGCAGCAAGACTGGCAGCCCCAGTGGATGATGGCATTTTGAAGCGCAGCATCAAGACAGGATCAACCAACGTCAAAAAAGGTCGAGTGGTGGTCAATGTCGGCACTGATCTTTACTATGCCAGGATGGTGGAATTTGGCACGGCCAGTTTTTACACAGGAACAGGCCGATCAGTGGGTAAACCCTACAAAATCCCGAAAACCTCAAAATCTGGAAAGATAAGCAAGCGCAAGAAAAAGGCGGTCAAGTTTGGAAACGTGATCGTGAACAACGTGACTCACCCAGGCATCAAGCCGCAGCCATTTATGCGCAGGGCTTTTGATGGCGCAAGCGATCAGGCGGTGTCAACTTTTGCGCAGTATGTGTCAACCAGACTTGCTGCGGAGATCAGAAAAATATGAATCCAGAACTGATCGTCGCATCCATGCTGAACAATGCTGGCGTGATTGCCTTGGTTGGTGATCGCAGGGCCATGGGCCAACTGCCACAAAACAGCGCATTTCCGGCCATCGTTTTTACGATTATTGATGCCACTCCAATGCCACATCTGAACTTTTCTACGGAAAGACAGATGGCTCGGGCTAGAATCCAGATCAACCCGATTGCAAAATCCATCGGCGATGTGAAAAGCATCTTGGTGGCTGTACGGTCTGCGATGGACTTCAAA